GTTCACCAAGTTTGTCCGCAAGTTCAGCAGATGCCGCATATGATCTATCATGGAATGTTTTAGCAATTTCAACATTGAGCTGTGCTGCTTCTTTTGATTCAAAAGCAATCATCTTTGATTGCAAATAGGAATGCCAACCTAGTACACCTGCACCTAATGCCCGATGGTTCATAGCAAAGTCACGAGCACGTTTCATATAAATTTGACCTTCAGTCTTATTAATGAATTCTTGACATACAGTATCAAGGAACATAACCAAAGTTTCAATTGCGTCGGTTTCTTTAATCTCATCCCAATGTAATAAATTTAGTGATGATAGAACACAAGTAAATGTTTCTTCGGCGCTTGACGGTAATGCGATTTCAGCACACATATTAGATGCGTGTACTTTCATATCCTTATCTTTATAAACATCAGGACGGCCATTGTTTACATTATCAGAATACAGAATATATGGAAAACCAACTTCAGAACGGCGCTGTAAAACTTTTGCCCACAATGCGCGTTTCTGTGGATCACCATCTTTCATTTCTTTAATGAACTTATCGGAAACAGTAATGCCTGTTGTTAACCCTTGAATAGGATTACCTTCTGTTGCAATGTCAAGGAACTCATCAGCATCGGGGTGTTCAATATCTTGATATGCTGCAAAGAAACCACGACGGACAGAACCTTGTGATACAACTGATGCCAATGTATCATACATCTGCATAAAATGTACTGAACCTGACGACTGACCTTGATCTGTGATTTCAGCACCTCGCCCACGGACAGCACCAAAGTAACCTGACGTGCCACCACCGTTTTTCATTAGCATTCCATTTTCAGCATGCCCAAATAAAATTGATTGCATACTATCATCAATATATGATCCAAAACAAGATACAGGCAAACCACGTTCTTTACCATAATTTGCCCACACAGGTGACGCTAATGAATAATAACCTTTACTCATATACCCATAAAACTTGTCACCAAATCCTTTGATATCCAAGTACTCTTCAGCTTTATCAGCAATATCTCTAATTCGTTGCTTAGCTGTTTCACCTTTACTCAAATAACCTCTTGATAAAAATGTCCTTGAGTCTTCGTTTAGCCAATAAAAATCTCTCATAGTGTTTTCCTTTTAAAATAAATCATCTTCGGTGAATGCCTTGGTTTTCTTTGAATATGCAGTTGAGCGTTTAACAAAGAAGTCAATATTCTTTGTACTCAAAATTTCTTCAACAAACCAATCAGTACTCTTTACGGCTTCCTCGTCAACATCATATAAAGGCTTCATATCAATTGCCTTTAATGATTGATTGAAACGATGCTTTAGGAATTCTTTGACAGTCGCTTTAGGTAGAAAATCGAGATCGGCATCACCATAGATCCAATCAACAATTGCAGACTCTGCTTTAAATGCATCACGGCACAGGCGGTTGACTTCAGCAATACTATCTTTGTCAAACCAATCAGGATTTTCTTCACGGATAATGTTTACAAGCTCAAATCCGAAACGAGCATGGATATCTTCTTCTTTTGATGTTGCCTCAACAGCATTAGAAATACCTTTAAGTAAATTTCTATGTTTATTAAACGCCATCATAATTAGAAATTGTGAAAACAGTGATACGTTTTCAACAAACATTGAGAATAGGATAATCTTATGGAAGTAATCCTTATTATCAACAGGTGCTGCAATTGATTGCTCAAGATAGGCAATGCGTTTTTTCATTGCAGGAACTTCTACAACCTTTTCAAATTCATCATTGAGACCCATAATTTCAATGAGATTAGAATAGGCATCGGCATGGCGTACTTCTGATTCACCAAATGTTACACCAACACCTTGTACTTCAGGCTTAGGAAATTTATCACCAATCTTTGCCCAAAATGTTTTTACCTGTACCTCAATTTGTGAGATAGCAAGCATTGCTTTTTTAACAATATCAACCTCAGACTCAGTCATACGCACTTTCATATCCTGGATATCGGACGAGTAATTAAACTCGGTGTGTACCCAATATGAATGTCGGATAGCATCAGTAAACTCAACGAGTTGCGGATACTCATATGGTTTAAGGTTTGTACGTTTACGGAAAATGTCAGGTTGGTTGTTAAAACGAAAAAGGATATACTCACGAGCTAAGTCGTGTAATCCCATATCCATCATCACGTTCTCAACTGTTTTGTGTACTGTATCAACATCAACAATAACATCCTCAGCATCTTCGTTAATACTTTTTGTAACTTCAAATGCAATCTCACCAGGCAAGGATTTTGCTCGAATACCAATTGCTTTCATAGCATTATTAACCGCATATGCAATCTTACTTGAATCAAAACTCTTTGTTGATCCGTCACGTTTAATAACGTAATTTACTATATCTTTAGGTAGTGCTGGGGAGTCAAACATTCGGTGAACCTCTTTCGTATGTGTTAAGGACAGAAAAACCGCACCTTGAGGATGTGGCATATTTTGTGCTAATAGGGATTATTCTTACCATAGATTGCCATGGTACTCATATTTATCATTCCAGAAACCATTTTCCGGTATATAAAAATATTTATTTTTGGACATAAGTATCAATCACTGGAAATATTTTTGATATAGCGCAAGCAACTTCACGGGCAATTTCCATATGTTCTTTTTGAGTTCCGTTTGCTGAACGCAGTTCAATATAATGGATCCATGAACGAATAGAACCTTGCATATACAAACGAGAAATGGTATTACCTTCGGGTAATACAGCACGTGCCTGTTCTTTTGCAATACCGTTTTCAATGGCCCAATTGTATGCATCCTTTGCAGCACGGATAACTTCACCTTGCTTTGATTCCCACATCATTTGCAACCGTTCATCATCTGAGTCAATGCTGTTCTGACGGTTTTTGAGATCCTGTAGACGTGCTTCACGCATTACAAAAGTGTTATCCATATCTCTCGGATCGGCGTATCGTTGACTAAATTCTTGAAAGGCAAACGAACGGTGACGTAACATCTGACGCGCAATATCCCGTGTTGTTTCAATTTCTAATGTCGCATTTGCCATTTCAAATGGTGACCAATGAGCATGCTTTGCAAGATAGGATAGCAACTTAGGTGCCGTTTCTTGGTTCAATTGATTACTCGGGTTTGATACTCGAGCACAGTATGCAATCAAATCTTGAACATTATCAAGTCCAATGATTTCACCTTCTACAGGTTGAGTATATCCAATAAGTCTGGTTTTCATTTTAGTTCCTCTATGTTTTACGCCAATCAGCAAATTTTAATTTTGCAGTTAAGCCTCTATATGTGTTTTCTTCGATTACCTTTTCGGCATTTATACCTTCAAGAACCATTTCATTAATGTCTTTGCCCGGCAAATTGCTTGGCCAAATACAGATACCAAGACCTGCCTCAATTACCTTTTCCATACGCTTGTGTATTTCTTTATTACGTGGTTCAGCATCAAAAACAAATACGGCATTATCAGTATTATCAACACCTTTTGTATTACCTTCGGCGCCTGCCATTGCTACAGCATTCTGTAAAAAGAAAGAATCAATTGCACCTTCTGTAATATAATATACATCATTGAAGTCTACTTTGTCAAGGCCAAATATCTTAGGTCTGTCCTCAAACATAATAGTTATATAACGCATTCCGTAATCACTAAACCCACGAGCTGATACGCCAAAACATTTACCGTTCTTATCAAGAAAAGGTATGATTAGGCGTGGCTCATCTTTACCAACATTTTCAAACTTGTTTGGTATTACACTATTAATCCATGTTTTAAACTTAGGAGCATAATACAAACGATAATGTTGGTGAGGTGGTATTTGCCGTTGCTGTATATATTTTTTGACTGGGTGGTCGAACTTTAGTTGACTAACCTTTTTAATCTTTGATAGCGGGTTAGTCTTATTAAAGGTTGGTGCCTTAGTTTTAAACTGTTCGGTATTATCATCATCCTTAGTAGATTTTGAATGAGTATTCGCAACAAACTTTTCAGCTATATAGTCATTATACAATACTTGATCCTGACCTTTCAAAAAGAATGAAAAGCTTTGGCTTGAAGCACAGTTATGGCAATAGAAGTGAAAGGTATTTTTTGACTCGAGTAACCACCCACGTGATTTTGAACGTGACTTTTGACTGTCTCCGCATATAGGACAACGAAAGTTGATTTTGTAGGGATTGGTGTTGCGTATTCTGAAGTTTTCGAGTCGGCCAGACAACATCTGGGCATACTTCAGCTCGGTAAAGTCAACCATAATATAAAGCTCAATTGTTAATGTATAAATCTATAATATTACAGATCTAAAGGTTTGTCAACCAAATAATTCTGGCCAGTTAATTCTTGCTACTAATAATACAATTACAAAACCAACACCCATCATATAATAACGCCAGTTCTCAAGGTTGTTAATCTTTTTCTGTTGCTCGTTAATACGTTGATGTATCGACCGCTCCATAGAATCAAGTCTATCCAATATTTCTTTATTGGCATTATGCCGTTTATTTGCGTTATGGTCTGCCAATTTTTGGTGATCCTCTTTGCTTGATCTTCGGTATTCTTCAAGGCGGTCACTCAAAACAGTTAAACGTAATTCATCAGTACGCCTTGTGTCTTCACATAATTTTTCAACTTCGGCAAGTTTCTCTTTTGTATACTCTAATACTTCAGACTGAACAGCAACATTTTTGGATAGGTCAACCATCATATTCATTGAGTCTTCAACTCTGGTAAAGAATTTCTGAATCTGTTTGATATCCGATTTAATTAGGGCAATATCTGTTTCCCAGTTGGTATCTTTACTCAACTTTTTATTCCTTTTTTGCCTTTTTTTAACGGAGGCTTGTGACTAACTCCGTGGTTTGTTTAATCACTCAGAAATAATATTCGGTATTATTTATTATTCAAGGCATCCTCATAGTACACAATTATTGCTTTTTGTTCATTAATATAGCGACGCAATTCAGCAATACCTAATGCAAGATTTTCGTATCCTTTTGATGTTACAGCAAAAACAACAACAGATCCTTGTTGAGCTTCAATTTCAGCAATCTTTTCTTCCAAATTTTCTTCGGTGATAACATACCAATCTACAGGCGGAAAATTTACTTTGCCCGGTCTGCCTTGAATAGGAATGTTTTGCTGGATGTATTCAGTCGACGTTACTACTGTCGGCTCCACTGTCCTCCCCGAGCACGCTGTCAGGAGTATCATCAACAGCACTAGGAGGAGTAGTTTCATCGGCAATATCACTGATGAGTCTTTCAACAGCATTGTTTACCCTTTCTTCCAAATTTTGCGCGTCAGTTAGCGCTTCCATAGTTAAATCAATTCGCGCAAATTTAGCACGCAAAGTATTCAAATACTCTCGTGATTCATTTAGTTGCGCTGTCAGGTTTTGATTGAGTTTTTCGTTACGTTCTGCATCTGCGGCCATTGTGTCTACAGTATTTTGTAGAGTTTCCGCCGCAGATGCTAATTGAACGTTATTAGTACGAAGTGTTGAAATGGTTGCTTCCGACCATTCATAATATGATTTAGCACCATATCCTACACCACCAATTAAACCACAGACAATAAGTAACAGATATAGTTTTGCCATATGTTAAGAAGACTTACTTTTCGTCTTCGTCCTCATCGTCGTCTTCATCATCTTCATCTTCGTCGGCATCGTCATCATCTTCATCGTCGTCTTCATCTTTTGCTTCCATTGCTTTTTTGTATTTCTCTGCCAATGCAGCCATAACACGCTCTTCAACTTCAGCTTCAAATGCTTCTTTCAGATCCAATGGCTTTTCAGACATTGCCGCTTCTACAATTTTTTCTAGTGACATTTTGTGTCTCCTTTGTTTAATTCCGTCATTTATTTATTTATTTAAACATCTTTGCTTGTGTAGCAGGACCTACAATACCATCTGCAACCAATCCGTTCATCTTTTGCCATTTTTTAACAGCAGTAAGAGTTCCAAATCCAAAATCGCCATCAGCTCCTACACCAATTGCCTTTTGCATTTTAGCAACGTCATCACCTTTCATACCTTTGCGTAGTGTACGCACACCTGCAGCTTTCTTAGGTGCTGCTTTTTTAGGTGCAGGCATTTCACCACCAAGGATGGCTAAGGCTGATTCCCAACGACGGTTACGGTCATCTAATCCAATTGTACCACCATTAATCTTTTTTGTCAACCCCACATTATCACCATTATCGGCATATTTGTCGAGTTTATTAG